TCGGATACGCCATCAAAAAGATGGAAAAGGATACACGGAGTAGCGATACGTACGTAGCTAAGTCGTGGCGTCCTGTAGAGGCATCTATTGTCTCGATCCCCGCTGATGTGACAGTTGGTGTGGGTCGATCTGTAGACACTTCACCCGAACCCGTAATCAAAACTGACTTCAAGGAGAATCCCATGTCAGAAGAAATTAATGTTGCGGCAGAGCGGGATCAGGCCCGCAAAGACGCTACCAAAAACGGAGCTCTTATCATGGAGCTTGCATCTAAGCACAATCGACACGATCTAGGTGTTGAGCATTTGTCTAAGGGCACAGATATTTCTGAGTTCCGTGGCATCATGCTTGACGAGATCGGATCGTCTCGCGCTCTCGAAACCCAAGAGATTGGCCTAACTAAGCAGGACGTTAAAAAGTTCTCGCTGGTTCGTGCTGTACACGCTCTTGCTAACCCTACTGATCGTCGCGCTCAAGAAGCCGCCGCGTTTGAATTTGAATGTTCACGCGCAGCCGCTGACGAGTACGGCACAGCAGCTCAAGGCATCATGATTCCAACAGACGTACTGCGTAACTGGAATAAGCGTGACAACTTGAACATGGGCGGAGAAAGCGATCTGTCAGGCGAAGATTACCGTGCAGGTGACTTCATCGACGTACTGCGTAACGCTTCAAGCGTAATGCAGGCAGGTGCTCGTACTCTGAACGGTCTTTCCGGTGACGTGAAGATCCCTAAGAAGACAGCTGCGGCATCAGCGGCATGGATTGCTACCGAAGGTGCTGATTCTGCTGAGTCACAAATGACTGTAGGTTCAATTTCGATGTCACCTAAGACACTGGGTGCCAGAACAGACGTTACACGTCAGCTTCTGATTCAGAGTTCTTTGGATATCGAAAACCTGATGCGTGACGACCTCGCTCAAGCAATGGCACTTGCTATTGACCTTGGCGCGTTGCAAGGATCTGGTTCATCTGGTCAGCCCACTGGTATCAAGAATGTTTCTGGTATCAACACGGTAGACTTCGGTGATTCACCGGTTCTAGTACCTTCGTTCGCTAAGTTGATCGACATGGAAACTGCGGTTGCAGAAGATAACGCAAACTTCGGTAACCTGGCTTACATCATGAACGCAACAATGTACGGTGCATTAAAGTCTGTAGAGAAGGCTTCTAACACTGCACAGTTCGTTGTCGAGCCTGATGGTCGCATCAACGGTCACCGTGCCATTGTGTCTAATCAAGTCACCGCTGGTGATGCTTTCTACGGAAACTTCAATGACTTGCTCATTGGTTTCTTCGGAGGCTTGGACATCGTAGTAGATCCATATACCAACTCGAACAGTGGCACAGTCCGCGTAGTAGCGTTGCAGTCTATGGATGTGGCAGTACGTCACGCAGTTAGCTTCTGTCTCGGAAACGACGACCAGTAAGCTAAGTGATAGCCCGCCCTTCGGGGCGGGTTTATTTAGGAGATACGATATGAAATACGAAGTAATTAGAAGTTGTATTATTCGTGGAACGAATTACAAGGTTGGCGCAAAAGTCGAAGTAGAGGGATTTCTTGCTGATGAGTTGTTAGGCATCGGTCGAATTGCTCCATTAGATGAATCAAAGGTTGCCAACCGATCTGTAGGCTTAGAGACCTCTGAGGAAAAGCCTAAGAAGCGGACACGCGCTAAGAAAGCGGCGACTCCGACTGAGTAATGGGAATTGAGACTGCAACAGAGCGCGAGATTCTCCTTGCCGATTTTGGCGAGACGATGAGTTATACGCCCTCGGGCGGTAGTGCGTCTAATATCAAAGCTATATTCGACAACGCATATCAGGCGGTCGATGCTGGTGGCACTATCGCTTTCGCAGTCTCTCAACCTAAAATTATGTGTCGTACAGCAGACGTAAGTGGCGCTCAAGAAGGCGACACAATCGTGTACGACGGTACGACATATACCATGACCATTGTGATGAACGATGGCACGGGAATGTCAGAGATCATGTTAGAGGTCTCTTAATGGCTCATATTAGGAAGTTAATTAGAGATAACATTGTTACTAGCCTAACTGGGTTAACGACGACAGGATCTAATGTATACGCTAGTAGAGTGTATCCATTGGCGGCAAATAAGTTGCCTGGTCTTGCTGTCTACACAAATAGTGAAAACATAGCTTATAGAACGGTGAATCCACCACGGACACTGATCAGAACAATGACAGTCAATGTGGAAATATATGTGAAAGCAGTAACTACTTTCGATGATGATATCGATACAGTAGTGGCTGAAGTCGAAGCAGCTTTGTACACTGACGTGACACGCGGTGGTTATGCTGAAGACACAAAGGTTACGTCTTTAGACGTTCAATTTTCGGGCGATGGTGATCAACCGGTAGCGGGCGCTCGATTAGATGTAGAGGTAACTTACCTTGCAACTGAAGGATCACCGACTAATTAAGCTTAGTGTGGTAAAATTAGATTACAAATCTGAGGAGATTTAAAAATGGCAACGTATACTGGAACATCTGGAGCAGTTTACGTAGACACGGCTGAGGTCGGTGAGGTCAGAGATTTTTCTCTGGAGCAATCTGCTGAAGTTGTCGCGTCTACTACTATGGGCGATAGCTGGGTCGAGAACAAGGCGACTCTAAAAGCTTTTACTGCGTCTGTTAATATGTTTTGGACAGGTGGCTCTGATAACCAGGATGATTTTGTTCTTGGTACAGAAATCGCTTTTGTCTTGTATCCCACGGGTAACAGCACTGGTCAGAAGAAAATCACTGGTCAGGCTATCGTGACTAGCATCAGTCAATCGCAGTCTTTTGATGGACTTATTGAGCTTTCAGTAAGTGTCACAGGAACAGGTGCTTTGACTGAGACGACAGTTTAAAGATGAGTGTAATTGAGAAGGCAATACAGCATTTCTCAGCTAAAGAGCGTCGTGAAATACATATTCCCGAATGGGATGTGACGCTCTACTCACGTAACCTCACTCTGGAAAAGAAGGGTCAGTGGCTTAAGCGATCTGACGGTGACACAACAGAGTACATGCTCTATGCAGTCATTTATGGCCTAGAGACTGAGGATGGATCGAATGCGTTCGATGTTGGTAACAAAAAAGAGTTAGCAACAGGCGTAGATCCAGAGGTCGTGACAAGGCTGGCGACATTCGTTCTTGAAACGTCGGGTCCGACCGAAGAGGACCGCGAAAAAAACTAATAGATGCTCAAGGGAAGCACACCGAGGTGTACTTCATGTTTCAGTTGGCTGAACACCTTGGGCAACCTCTTAGTGTCATACTGCAAATGTCAACGGACGAGTATTACCACTGGTTCACTTATCTGCGATTGAAAGCAGAGGAGATTGCACAACATGACACCCGAAATTACAACGCTCCTAAAGTTAGAAACAATAGCCGAAACAGACGGCGCTAAGAAACTTGATACTCAGTTAAAGCAAAATCAACGCACTATAAACAGCGTTACCAAGGATCTGAAGATTCAAGAAGCAATGCTTAAGAATCAAGGTCGGTCCTATCAGTATGTAAAAGCACAAATTGCTGGCGCTACAGATGCTGAGTTAAAGCAAATCCTTGCGATGGAAGAGAATATTCGCAAGATGAAACAGCAAGAAGCTCAGACGAAGAACAATAATAAGACTCTTCGTTTGATGCGTGGTGGCTTTGGTCAAGTAGGTCACCAGATTCAGGACGTGGCGGTACAGCTTCAGGGCGGTACTGATGCCATGATCGTCTTCGGTCAGCAGGGTTCCCAGATAATATCTTTGTTCGGGCCACAAGGTGCCATGATCGGTGCCATTCTTGCGGTTGGTGCTGCCCTAGCTACGGGTCTAAAAGGTGCGTTGGCAGATAGCACCAAAGATCTGGACGAGTTTATCGAAAGAACAAGGGAGCAAGCAACTGAGTTAGGTACGCTTACTGCCGCGCAAAAAGCGTTTGATGAAGCCGCAAAGCAAGCAAAGATAACAAAGCTGACTGAAGATCAAGCGGCTCTCAACGAAACGGTCGCTGAAGCTGAAAGAAGATTAAGCATATTAAACCGTGAGATCAATAAACAAACTGCCGCAATGGCACAGTTTGGTGAGGGAGCGGCTGAAAACGACACCACACTGATTGCCTTAAATAAAGAGTTAGAACGACAAGAACAGAATTTGATAGGCAATAAAAATGAGCTTGATAACACTACTGGTGCTTTGAATGAACTAAAAGATGGAACTAATAGTGCTGTCGAGGCAGAGAAAAAACGCATTGAGTCTATAAATGAAATAATTTCAGCATCAGCAGAAGAAGCGGCTGCAATCGGCAAGACGGCCAGAGAGCAAGCTATCGCTAAAGCTATGACTGAGAGCGCTAATGAGACGCAGATTGCGGCTATAAATCACATTTACGATCTGATTGAGGCTCGGACAGAAGAAGAAAAGGCCATAAAAGAAGCCGAGAAGGCGGAGAAAAAGCGTCAAGAAACTGTAGATGGCATGATCAAGACTGCCGCCACGCAGGCGAGCACGATTGGTATGACTAAGCGTGAGCTAGATGTCTACAAAGCAACTCTACAAGGTGCATCTGCTCAAGAGATTGCCTCGTTAAATGCTTTACATGACATTATTGATGCAAGAAAAAGTCTTACTGATGAGTTAAAAGCACAGAAAGAGGCACAGAAAGAGCTTAAGAACGAAGAAATAGACGCCTTCACTAAGGGCATGAATACTGTTCTAGGTCTTATAGAAGATCCGACACTAGCCGCACGTACTCAAGCTCAAGAGCGTATCAACATCGCTGATGAGATGGTCACTCGTGGCATCCTTAGTGAACAGCAATACGCTGAAGCTGTGCTTAAGATTCATGAGGAATTACACAATAAGCTGGCTGTTATTAAAGGCACCAGCGGACAAGGGCCTGATCGAACGATTGTAGATATTGGTACTGACTTTGACGCTCTACTAGAAAGCCAGAAGACAGAAATAGATCTGTTCAGAGAGCATCAACAGGCTAAGTTAGACCTCATTACAGAGCATGAAAATGCAGTAAATGATGTCATGATCGATTACGGCGAATTACGCAAGCAGATAAATGACGAGACAAATGCCTATATGGAAGCTGGCAATCTTGCTGCTATGTCTGCCGTTATTGGGTCGGCACAACAGCAAGTAAACACATTGTCAGGCTTTTTCGATCAAGCAAGTGGAATCGGCAAAGCATTCTATCTGGTGTCACAGGCTATGGCGGCTG